CGGGAAGTTTTCCAACAACCAGTTGATAGGCTGATGAAAAGAAGGACTTAATATCGTCGATTCCTGCTGAGAGGACAACTTCACCTTCTTCGGATGATTTGTTGAAGAAGGAGGTAAGAAATTCCTCAATGCTGGCAATTGCAGATGAAACGGGCAAAAGCTTAACAACGCGAATCACGACAGAGGTGACGCGAATGGCCATAGAGGCTTTGCTCAAATGGCTGTAGGAGTCCATAACAAGAGTGGCAACATCCAGTGCAATGGTGGTAAAATCAGCAACTGAGGATATTATTCCTCCGAGAGTTTTCTTCAAAAACTTCTCGGCAAGGGCCTGAATGTCAAATCCAGAAATCTTATCAACGGCAGAAGAAAGCTTTGTGACTGTCTCGTTGATCTTAGTGGATGTAGCTCCTACTGAATCAATTAGTTGATCAGTTTTTTGGAGCTGAATGTTGATTTCCTTGCTGGCTTTGGTTTTATCCATAACCTTTGCAAGGGCAGAAGCTGGAAGAAGGCTTCCAATACTTCTTTTCAAGAAGTTTGGGGCTTGTTCTTTTTCCTCAAGAGCGGATGAGGTGGCTCCACTAAGAGGTTGGTCACGGTGGAGAGACTTCTCAGGATGGTTTGAATGATGAAGTGGCTTTGCCGCTCGGTGAAGAGTGAGGCGGTGGCGCTTCTTCAAAACAACCGTTCCTGGGGTGGACCCGACTGCGGCTGGAGGAGCCTTGGAGGGGACAGGAGGAGCCACTGATTTTGGGGTGGGCATTGTCTTGGCAAGAGTGTTTAGACCAGCAGCAGTAGCATGGGCAATAGTTTGAATGGTTTTTGAAACGTTCACGCTATCGCGGGGCTGGACAACGGAATAGGCTTGTCCACGTTTGTAGGAGGTGGAGAAGGGTTCCACTTTTCCAGGAAGAAGTTGCTCGGAAGTTGCAACATGCATGGGCGGCTCATGTTCAATGTTTATGGCCACACCATATGGAGCTTGTTGCTCTTCGTGTTGAACAGGATGCTGAAGAGTTGCGTCGGTGGCAACTTCAGCTGCTGTGTCATCGGGAGAAGATGGTTGGTCAGCTTGGTGCACTTGGGCAATGTGCACTGAATGAACTTCGGCTTCTTCGTCACTACCACTAGAGAGATGAACGTTTAGTGGAAGGCAAAGGCGATAGTCCATTGCGGGGGCGATATTGTAAAGCTTCCTGTGGGTGTTTGTGAGACAATGCTGGAACATCTTGGTCACGGGACCGCACGAGGGGCACATGTCACCAGAAAGGATGACGATTGGATAGTGCCTCTTGATGTGATCAATTCCAATAACATGGGCCTCAAGAGCATTCTGTCCTGAAATATGAACGGAGCAGTGGAGGCAGTGGAATTGTTGGTTGCCATTGTCAAAAATGACCGGGGTTGTAGACTGGACATCGCTTCCACTGGAGATGGGGACATCAGTGGGAAGCACCAGTTTGTAAACCTTGGCACGTTCGGCATAATGGGCACGTCGATGAGCGCTGGTAATAACATGTAGTTTCATGTTGGCAACGGGGCCGCAAGTGGGGCATTCTTCTGCATCAATTTCGTCGATGGGAAAATGCTTAGTTATGTGGGAAAGGCCCACAACGTGGGCATCAACGGATGGAATGCCACACATTTGAACATTGCATTGGACGCAACGATAAAGCGAGGATCCCAAGT